TATAAGTTGTGCCATTTTAGGATCTTGCATAGCAGACATATGAACTTTAATATGTGCTTCATGATCTTGATATAGGAACGCTTTAACAGGTTTACCATTAAGAATCGCCATGTTTTCTGATACAGGATCTTTAGGCTTTTGATCATCCGCTGTAGGTATGAGTTTACCAATGTTCTTAACACCTAATACTTCAAGCATTTGTTTATTAAGTTCTGGTAAGTCATAAATTTGTGGATTTTGTTGTGCCATTTGCATAACTGCTTGATACTGTACAACTTTTTGGGACATTGTGGCTGCATTTGGATCACTTACTGGAATAACATCACAGCAATCATAATCTGATTGTTTAGCACGTCTATCACCTACTTCTGGTTCGTATGAATACTCTTCAGGAGTGTAATCTCTGATGATTCCAGCTAATAATTTAAACTCTTGTTTCATCGCATAGTAGATACGCGCTTGAACTGCTGACATTACTTTGAGAGTTCTTTCTAATATAGCTAATGTAGTTCCTACAGGACTATTAGCACTCATATCAGATACTTTCATATCTGCAGCTGATGCAAAACGTCTACCTTCATCAACAATCTGATTCATTAACTGATTAAGAACTTGTGATGGCTCTTTATATGGTAATGGTAAGATGTTATCGCGGATAGCACCTGATGGTACATCTACATCTCTCCATTCACCTGGAGCAATCGGTGTGTCATCACCTTTAATTCTAAGACCACGTGACTTCATACCACCTGGTAAGTTTGATAGAGTACCTGCATCAACAAGTTGACGTAAGATCATAGTACCTGATTTAGCGAAGGCACCTATCAAATGAATTAAACCGAAGCAGTAGAATCCAAACCCTGGAATGTAACCGTAATGTACAAAGTGTTGACGTTTTAATTTTTGTTTATCATCAGGCTGCCAGTTACGTCTTACTGCTAATACTGTACCTGTACCTTGTTCAATAGTTACAACATATGGTAGAGCTATGCCATCTTCTGAATCTCCATTTTCAAGATCCAAATTAACATGCATTTCTAGAATCTTATAGCGATCATCTTCTGATGAGTTGAACCCCATCTTTTCTGCAATTTTCTTTTCAGCTTCATCAGCAATATGTGATGGATCACCTAACTCAACATCTCGGTAGAACCCTGCTACTTGTAATTTACGAATCTCATTCTTTGTCTTACGCATTACATGAGTTACACGTTCAGCTGTTTCTAAGTTTGACGCACCATAGGGGACTACAATATCTTCAGCTGTAACATACATTGATACTTGACGATCAAGCGATGGATCAAAGTAAACTTTCTTAAACGCGTTACCAGCTAAGCCTAGACCCCATAACATTCTTTCATGTTCTGGACGATACTCAGGCATCTTCTCTGTTAACTGATAGTTCATGTCTTCTTTAACACGAAGCGCTGCATCCATTTTCTCTGGAGTTTGTTTACCTATCACTTGGGTTTTAACTGGACCTGCAGCTGGGAAAGTTTCCATCATTGTTTCTGCTTGGAACTTAACTAACGCTTCAGTCATGAGTGGATGGTACACGTTACATGCACCGGGCCATGGTTCTGTTCTATCTTCTACTTTAAGACCTAATAATTCTAAGCCTTCAACATAAGTATTTAACCAATCTTTTCTAGATTCAATGTCGGTTGTAAATTCACCTATAAGATCACCAGACAATTCCGTTAACTGTCCTTCATCCATATCTTCTGCTAAGTTGGCATTGAACTCATCATCTTGTTCTTTACCTGGAACGATTGTAATCTCCATACTGCCATCATCTAATGTGACTGAATCTGGATTCTCAATCTCAATACTCATATCAGGCTGAGCTTTTGCTAATTCTTCAATGCCTTGAGGTGCTTGACCTACACTTTTATCTATCGCCATAATCTTTTAATCCTTTATTCCGTGTCGTTGATTCCATTTATCTTCATGCCAAAACCACCAGCGTCTGTATTTTTTAAATCTTTCATGTTTGCGTTTGTTTTTATCTGATATACGTTCTTTAATATATCTATTTCTTCTACCAAATAAACTAACAACTTTATAAACAATCATACCAAGTACAATCTATTTCTTGAACTTCTAAATCCTGGTATATCTTCAGGTTCATCGTTAGGTAATCGTATGAACCCACCTTGTCTAAATCTCATAAGAGCCATAGTGGTACTATCCACTTGGTCATCGTTTGCACCTGATGGGAAGTCATTACATTCCTCAATCAATTCGTGCGCCCACCTTTTATCAGGAGCCCACACTATACCAGATCTAAACAAATCTGCCACAGAGTTAACGCGGCTAATCTTATCTTGACCTTTTCCAGGCGTAAATTCTCCTACCGGAATACCCATCCTCCTCATCTCTTGATAGAGAGCGGCTCCGTTAGATTTCTTTTCTACTATGAAAGCGTCGGGTTCCCAATCCTTATACTCCTCTAACACTTTCTCTTTGAGCTCAGGGAACTCCATACGTTCCTTGATAGCATTTAGTAGTATTATATTATAATTATTGGTCTCTTCGTTAAAAAAGACACCCCACGTAGTTAACGAATTATAATCAGCCCTTGTATTAGCTTCTTGTGCAGCATCAAGAGACATGATTGTAAACTCACAACTTGGTGGCACTTCGTTGTCCCATATCTTCCACCATTCACGTTTAATGAGGGCACCTTCTTCTGAGACTGGGTTTTGTAAGTATTGAGCATTCCAGTATCGTACATCTAGTGCTGCTTTCTTTGCCTGTAATTCTTCAAGTGGCCAAAATTCAGGCCAAAGACTTTCTTGTTCGCCATCTTTGTTTTCAATAATTGCTGGAAATTCAACGACTTCCCATTCATCAACTCCGTCTTGCTTTATCATTTGGTTAACTATTTGGCCAGTCAAATCTAACTTAGACCATCTAGTCATTACTACAATAATCGCACCGCCAGGCATAAGACGTTGAATTGGACCAGACTGAAACCACTCCCAAGCAGGCAGAAAAACATCCGGTCTTCCCAGCTTGGCGTCTTGCTCGGAATGTGGATCATCAATGATAAACAAATCAGCCCCACGACCAGCGAGGGCACCACCAACACCAATAGCAAAATATTCTCCATTATGATTTGTTCCCCATCTACTTGCAGACTTTGAGTCAGCTTGTAGTTCTACATTAGGGAAGACATCTTTATAAGCATCACTACCAACCAAATTTCTAACCCGACGACCAAAGTTAACAGCAAGATCAGCTGTATGCGAGGCCATAATAATTTTCTTATCAGGGTATTTCCCAAGGAACCAGGCAGGAGCAAGATAAGAGATAAGCTCGGACTTCCCGTGCCTCGGAGCAATATTAACAATAACTCGTTTCTTTTTGCCGTTCGCAATGTCTTCAAATATTTTAGCAAGCCTGCGATGATGATTACCTACCTTGTATCCTGGATACACATGTTGTATAAATTCTAAAAATGTATTTTGTCTTTTCTCTACAGTTTGAGTTTTTTCTAACTCATCTAACTCCATTAAGAGTTGGATCTGTTCATTCTTAGGTAATACATTTATATTAGCTAGAGCTGTATCTAAATCAGCATCAGTGATGCCTGCAATTTCTATGGGCATATTATTCTTTAGATTGAGTTACATCTACAGCATCAATAATTTCAAATGATGTATCAATAGCTGCAGTCTTACCTAGAATTTTAAATAATTTATTTTTAATCTGTGCTTGTAAATCGTCTTGGCTTAAATTCTTAACAGTGATTTCTGTTTTCTCTGAGAATAAACCTACATCACTTATCTTACCAAGTAATTCTAATGCTTTTAATCTGTGACGTGGATCTGATAATCCTGCATCTTCTATTAGTTTATTTGTAACAAACCGTCTCAACTGGACGGCTTCTTCTACAACTTGATGATCATAGTCCGACAACATCATAAATAGATGCTGAACTGTAGCTGGAGTGCTTAATGCTTTATTAACTGAAGCATTTAATGTGTTTTTTGCTTCAGGATCTGTGAATTGTTTGAATATTTC